CATTATATTATATATTTCCGCTGTATTAAATTTATTCTAGTGTTCCACCAATTATAAATACGTTAAAAAATCAAAAATGTTTTAAATAATAAATAATATTTTTTGTAACTAATAATATTGATTTTCGTATATTGTTATAATTAACACATATAATATGATTAATCGAACATTTATTACCAATAAATATTTTAGAAATTATATTGGTGGTACAAAAAAGAAAGAATTAGAAAATTTTTCAATAGTACAAGATATTAAAGGAAATTATACTAATTGTGATTGGCTTGAATATCGAAGAATGATAATTACATATTTTGATGATCAATTAAATGTTTTATTTTCATGGAAAAATTTAACACATAAATTAAGTTTTTTATTTTTATTTATAAGTATTTTATTTTTTAGTTTTAAATTAATATTTCCAATATTAATTATATTATCCATATTACTTCAAATAATTCATATTATTTTTAAAATTAAAGAAATTCGTAAACTAAAAGTTTATGATATGTCTTTAACAATCATATCAAATAAAATTAATACTGAATTAAAATTTCCTTATTAATACTCTCCTTTCAATATCATCAGTATTTATAAAAAAATATAAAATATGGAATTCGATGATAAGGAACTAAAATTGATTTATGTTTTAAAGATTGGATATAATGTTAAAGATGAAGGGTGTTATCAATTCGTTTTTTCGACAGATGAAACTAATATTAATGTTGAAGATTGGTGTTGGGATTTATCACCTGCATGTGATCATGCACAACCACCTACAGAAGATTATATAGATGCAGTCTTTAATTTAATAACATCATCATTTGATTTATTTTGCCTACATGAAGCTGTTGACAGAGAATATATGCATGGTGTTCATACAATACATGCACTTGCTTTTGAAACTGAAAGAATGATTGATGATGGTAGTAATTATGATAAAATGTTTGAAGAAGATGAAAATCCTTTATTAGTTTTTCACTATGGAATGACATTAGCAAAGATCAAAGATTTATTATATGCAAGAAAAATAATTTTAAAAGACAATGATTTTATTGAAACTTCATCAGTAAAATTTTAATTACTCAACTTACCATATTCGGAAGTCTGAGTTTCTAAACTCGATATATCTAGACATATACCGGGTTTTGCATTTTATATAATCAATATTTTTTAATGTATTAAGCAACTATTTATTATAAATATAATAATAGTATGAGTCTTGATATAAATATTGATACAAAATTAGAAATCGATGATTCACAATTTCCTGAACATATTCCATTAATACCTTTAAATCTTGAAAAAGAAAAACAAAAGGAAGCTATTAGAAAATTAGCTAATGAAATAAGAAAAAAAACTGGAAAAATTGAGCCAATTATTGTTACTAAAGATGGTATTGCAAAAAAAGCCAGTGAATTATCAAGTATTGAGAAAGAAGAAGAATTTTTACATTGTGCAACCGATACAATATATTTTATCGAAACATATTTAACTATTTTCGATCAAACCCAAGGAACTTCTGGTCTTATAGTTCCTTTTAAATTATTCGAATATCAAAAAGATTTAATTAAATCTTATTTAGATCATAGATTTGTAATTGCAAATAAATATAGACAAGCTGGAATCAGTACAACAACATGTGCATATATTGCATGGTATGTAATGTTTAATCAAAATAGAACTGTTGCTATAGTAGCTGATAAACTTGAAACAGCTAGAGATGAATTAATGAATGATGTTATTAATTTTATTGAAGGTTGTCCAAATTTTCTTAGACCAAAAACAGGTAAAGAAACTAAAGAAAAACTTAAAGATACTCAAAAATTAAAAAGATATGATAATGATAGTGCTTTAGGTGCATTCAGTTCTAAAGGATTGAGAGGTACAACACCAACATTATTATTCTGGGATGAAACAGCATGGACTGAAAAAGCAGGTAAATTCTGGACTGCAGCAAAACCTACATTACAAACTGGAGGTAGAGCAATTATGGTAAGTACACCATCTGGATTAGATGAAGTATTTTATTTAACATTTACTGAAGCAAGAAAAAATAAAAACAATTTTGTTGCTGTTGAGCTTTGGTGGTTTAATGATCCTAGATACAATAAAAATTTAGTTTGGCTTAAAAATAAAGGACATGATACTGAAATAAGATTAGTAGATGCTAATTGGAGTAATGAAGAAAGAATAAAATTAATGGACGATGGATGGGAAGCATCAAGTCCTTGGTTTGAAGAACAAATTAGAGAAGCAAATGGCAATTTGAAAATTATTGCTCAAGAATTATTATGTGTTTTTGGTGAAGCCATTATTACTGTTAAAAATAAAAAAACTGGAATAATTGAAGATATTAAAATATCTGATTTTTACAATAGATTAAAAGAAGAAAGTATTTCTTGTATGTATTTATAATAAACATGTAATATGAATAAAGATAAATTATTAATTAAAGTAAAAGATATTAATATAAATGATTTTTGTATGATAGGTAGTGTTTCACATTTTAATAAAATATATCCAAACTTATTGAAATATATAAATGAATATACCATTGATATGCAACTATACTCACCAAATAAGCATTTAAATGCTAAATTATTATTTTTACAAAAATACAATGGTAATATTAATAAAATAATAGTTAATAATAAATTAATGATATTTGATACTAAAGTCATGGACTTTAAAGAGGCAAATATTAATTCAGCAAAAAAACAATGGAAAAAATGTAATGATGAATTATCTAAAATTACTGATTTTTATACAAAACAAGAAACTATAAATCTTCTAAAAAATAATTATCAAAAATATTATGGTAAATCAGGAAATAGAAAATTATTAAAAGATGATAAAAAACTATATCAAAGTTTATATTATTATACATCAAATTTAGATAAATTAAATAAAAATTTAAATAAATTAACATCAAGATTATACATATTAATTAATAATATTGATATTTATTGTCATATACATAAATGTTTAAAATTTTGGAAATTTAAAGACGGACAATTTAATATTTGTTGTGGTAAATGTGAACCTAAATATCCATCAATTGAATGGTTTAAAAAAACATATAAGGATAATTGGGAAAAATATTATAATGAAAGAAAATTAACTGTAAGCAACAATAAAACAAATAGTTTAGCATGGTTTAAAATAAAATATGGTGATGATTTAGGTATGACTAATTATAATAATTATGTAATAAATAAAATGAATATATTATCTGAATTAAAAGCTAATAAATATTCCAAAATATCTCAAGAATTATTTTGGAATATTTATAATAAATTAAAACAGAAAGATAATTGTTACTTTTTTGAGCTAAATCAAGAATACGTATTAAGAATTCCTGAAAAATATAATCATAATAATGTGGTAATGATGTTAGATTTTAAACAAAATAAAAAAATAATAGAATATAATGGTAATTATTGGCATAACAAAGATAAAGATGATATTAGATATTCAATATTACGAGATATGGGTTATGAAATATTTATAGTTACTTCCGATGAATATAATAGAAATATTAAAAATAATTTAATTATTGATAAATGTATTAATTTTTTAGAATGTTAATTAATTTTGATTACGAAATATTGAATAGTTCAGGTAATTTCGTGGATTTTTTGGGAATTGAAAAATCGAATAAAGATATTGCATATAAAGTGACATTAGAAAATGATATGTCAATTGTTGTTAGCAAAGATCATATATTTTTAGCTAACGGAAATGATATGTATGCTAAATCATTAATTCCTAATGTAGCTTATATAACAACAACAGAAGGTGATGTTTTTGTAAGAAGTGTTGAAAAAATTGAAGGTTGCGATTTTTATGATATTGTGGATTCTCAAGATTGCGAATATTTTGCTAATGGATTTTTAAATCATAACTGTTCATTTTTGGGATCAGGTGATAATTTTATTGCTGAAGAATTTTTATTAAGAATACAAAATAATGAAATTCAAACACCAATTCGTCAAGAATATACAGATAAAAACATGTGGATTTTTGAAGACCCAATTGCTGATGAAAATTATATTATGGCAATAGATGCTTCTCCGGGACATGGTGAAGATAATTCAACTATTAATATATTAAAAACAGTTGAAACAATTGAAATTAAAACAATAACAAAAAATGAAAAAACAAAAACTGTTAAAATAAAAAGACATAAAGTAGAACAAGTGGCTGAATACTATGGTAAAATAGCACCACAAATGCTTGCTGAAATAGCATATCAATATGGAAAAATATATAACAATGCCTATTGTGTTGTTGATATAACAGGTGGTTATGGTATTCAAAGTGTTGAAAAATTACTTGAATTTGGATATGAAAATGTTCATTATGCTGAAGTAACTCATAAACCTTCAAGAGATAGATTACAAGGATATATTAAAAAAGGATTGAAAACAATGCATGATGGTAATGTTGTAAATGTCGATTTAATTCCCGGATTTTTTATTGGTAATAATAGAGCATCTGTATTACTTGAATTACAAAGAGCAATACATTTAAAAGATGTAATTATTAGATCAGTTAGATTATTAAGTGAATTAAAAACTTTCGTAACAATTCCGGGTAATCGTGTTGCAGATCATAAACGAAGTTTTCATGATGATAGTATCATGGGATTATCAATTGGATTATATGTTTTAAATTTTGATATGGCTAAATTTAAACAAAGTAAAAGTGTTACTGAAAAAATGTTAAATGCTATTATGACAAATAACGATGTAAAAGATATTAATGCAAGAAGAGAATATAATAATAAACCAAACATATCTGTAAATAGTACATCTATGTTAAATCCATATGGAGTAAATGCTTGGTTATTTCAAGGTATTAAGAAAAAATAAAATGTATTTATATAAAAATATGTTTTATTTAAAACATAAATGTATTTATAATAAATTATAAAAAATTATAAAATGGATAAGGAAAAAAATAAATTAACTATATATCAAGAACTTAATCAATTCTTAAACCTTGATGGTTTTGGTTTTCAAGAACAATCACCGATGTCATCAACTAGTGGATCAGGACTTATATTACCACAAGAAAAAAAGATTATTATTAAAGGTAATAGTCCTGAAGAAATACATCGTAAAGGTCTTGAATTACAACAAAAAAAAGAACTTCAAAATAAATTCTTTAGAACAACAGATAGAGGATTCCAAAAAGCATTACAATATGAAGCAGCTAGACTTCCTGCATACATTGATTATGAAGGAATGGAATTCTACCCTATTATTTCTAGTGCATTAGATTTGTTTATGGAAGAAGCCACAGGTATTGGAATAAATGGTAAAATGTTAAATATTTATTCAAATAAAGATAGAATAAAATATTTATTGGATGAATTTTTTTATGATATAGTAAATGTTAATGTTATACTACCCTTTTGGACTAGAAATCTGCCTGTTAAATATGATAGTATGATACCATTATTAAATGGTGAAACAATTACAATTGAGGAAATATCAAAAAGATTAAAAGAAAATCCAACTGAAGAAATTTGGACATATTCAATTCAAGATAAAACAAACAAAATTGTCCCAAGTAAAATTATTTGGTGTGATTTAACTAGAAAAAATAGTGAAATATTAAAAATTAATTTAGATGATAATAATTTCATTGAAACAGCACCTGATCATGAATTCTTATTAAGAAATGGAACATATAAAAGAGCTGATGAATTAAAAACAGGCGATAGTTTAATGCCATATTACACATTAACAAGTAAAGAAGATAATAGTAAAATTGTTGGTTATGAAAAAGTTTATAATCCATCATCAAATCATTATTGCTATACACATAGAATTGTTTCAAATGAATGTTTAAAAAATTTAGAAGAAGATATTAATGAAAAATATGTAACACATCATATTGATTTTAATAAAAAAAACAATCATCCTAAAAATTTAATTAGGATGACAAATACAAATCATTCATTGTATCATTCTAAACTTGCTTCAAGAATTTTAAAAAGAGCTGATGTTGTTGAAAAAAGAATGAAAGGTATTGATAAATATTTAAGATCAGAAAAAAGAAGAGATAGAATGTCAAAGGAAATGAAAGGTAAATATCCAATTTATTTCAATGAATATAATATTAGTTCTTTACATGATGAACACAATATTATACGTAAAAATAGAATGACTGAATTATGGTCAAATGAAGAATATAAAAATAAAACAAAAAATTTAATGCAATTATCAATTAATGATGAATGTTTAAATATTATCCAAAATACCATAATTTCTAATAAAAATTATTTAGGTGCTGGTAAATTAGCATTTTTATTAAAAAACAATAATAATTTTTTAATAAATTTTAACATATCTAATAATCATTTTAATAAGGATTTAAAAAAATCATTAAATTCAACAACACTTCGTAAACTCATTTTTAGAAAAACAAATATGATGTATTGTGATTTCTTTTTACAAATAAATCCAAATATAATAACCGAAACAATATTTAAAAGAGCTAATAATATATCATTATCAAATCAAACAAAAAAAGAAAATATTATAATTAATCATAAAGTTTTATCTATTGAAAAAATTTCAGAAACATATGATGTATATTGTATGGAAGTTGTTGGTAAAAATAATGAACAAGATAGACATAATTTTCCTATTTGTGGTAAAAATGAAAATGGTGAATATCAAAGAAATGGAGTGTTTGTTTCAAATTGTAAATATGGTGATAATTTCGTTTTATTATATGGTGAAAGAAAAAAAGGTATTTCACATGTAAAACAATTAGTTAATTATGAAATGGAACGTTTTGAAAGAATTCAAAATGGTAAACCTTTGGTTAAGTTCAAAGAAAGAATGACTGGTGATGAATATAATGTTTTTGAAATAGCTCATTTTAGATTATTAGGTGATGATAAATATTTACCATATGGAAGTTCTGTATTAAACAAAATTCGTAGAGTTTTCAGACAATTGGTAATGGCTGAAGATGCTATGTTAACATATCGTATTATTCGTGCTGGTGAAAAAAAGGTATTTAAAATTGACGTTGGAAATATTGATGAAGATGATATTGAGGAATATGTATATAAGGTTGCTACTAAGTTTAAAAAAACAGGACAAGTAGCACCTAATGATGGTCAAATAGATTATCGTTTTAATATAATGGGAAATGACGAAGATTATTTTTTACCTGTTAGAAATGCAAATACATTAACTGGAATTGACACATTACCGGGTGCATGTTTAGCTTTAGATACTAAAATTGAATTACTTGATGGAAGAAGTTTAGAATTAAATAAAATTATAAATGAATTTAACACTGGAAAAGAATTATGGTCATATTCGATCAATCCTAAATCAGGATTAATTGTTCCGGGAAAAGTAACATGGGCAGGTATTACAAGAAAAAACACTGATGTTCTTAAAATAACATTAGATAATGGTGAAACAATTACTTGTACACCTGATCATAAATTTCCAACAAAATTTAATGGTGAGAAACAAGCAAAAGATTTATTAGTGGGTGAATCTATGTGGGCATTTAATAAACAATTTAAACAAATTAAAAATCAAGGAAATGAATATGAAATGATTTATGATCATTCAATTAATGATTGGGTTTATACACATAGAATGGTATGTGATTATATTAATGAAGTCCCTGATAATTATGTTAGACATCATAAAGATTTTAATAGATTTAATAATATGCCTTTAAATATTGAGCCAATCTCAATTAAAGAACATTTACTAAAACACGCTGATCAATCAATGATCGGTGGACTTGCATATAAAGCAAAATATGAAAATAATTTATCATTTAAAAATGATGTTGATAATAATTTAGCTAAAGGTAGAAATATTTATCATAGTAAATTAATAAACGATAATAATTTTAGAAATATTGTTATAAAAAAACAATCTGAATCAGCACATGAATATTTTAATAATCTATCTTTAGAAGAAAAAAATGTTAGAGCTGAAATAAGTATAAATAATTCTATTAAATCTAGAGATAAGTCTATTAAAACATTTAATAATAATCCTAATAAAGAAGAAATAATAAGACAAAGAGGATTGTTACATAGTAAAACGATGTCATTACCGGAAAATGTTTTAAAACAATCAGAAAAAGCTAAAAATCAATGGAGAAATAGTAATCTAAGCGAAATATTAAAAGAAAAACAAAGTATTAAATATTCACATAAATTACTTGATTTATTAATTGAATATTTAAATGAATATGATAGAATTGATATGATTCTTGATAACATTATAAATATTGAAAATTCTGAATGGTTAAATGAATTTAATACATTAAATCAAAATAATAAACAATTAAAAAAATTAACTAAAATTACTCGTAATAATATTGATAAATTATTAAAATATTTTGGTTATTCAAATTGGAATGATTTTAAAAAGAAAGTACCTTGTTATAATCATAAAATTGTTTCTATTGAATATTTAACAGAAAAACAAGATACTGGAACAATTACAATTGATGGTAATGAAGAATTACATAATTATCATAATTTTGCATTAACATGTGGCATATTTACCAAGAATTCGAACCTTGATCAAATTCAAGATATTGAGTATCTGAGAGATAATTTATTTACCGGATTGGGAATACCTAAACCATTTTTAAGTTTTCAAGATGCTGCAGGTGGTGGAAAAAATATGGCACAATATGATATTAGGTTTTCAAAAAAAGTAAATCGAATACAACAAGCATTGATTCAAGAACTCAATAAAATGGCAATGATTCATTTATATTTATTGGGTTATACTGGTGATGATGTTAAAGATTTTACATTAACATTAACAAATCCAAGTACACAACAAGAATTATTAAAAGCTGAGTTACTTAGAGAAAAAGCACAAACATATACTGAATTAACAAGAGCTGAAGGTGGTATTGCAGCAATGTCACATACTGAAGCACAACGTTTAATCTTTAATAAGAGTGATAGAGAAATTGTTGAAAGTTTGAAACAACAAAAAATGGAAATGGTTATAAAACAAGAACTTCAAGATTCTCCTGTTATTATTAAGAAATCTGGTTTATTTGCAGATATAGATAAAAGATATGGTGAACCAGTTGAAGGAATGCCAATAGGTGGCATGACAGGAAATACAGGTCAACCAGCAAGTGCTGGAACACCACCTGAAGCAGGAGGTCAACCAATGGGTGCTGGAGCACCACCAGCAGGAGGAAATCCACCTGCAATACAAGGTTTACCAAATCAAACGCCAGCTGAATTACCGCCAGTTGAAGGTGAAAGTGTTGTTAGAAGAAAAAATGTATTAACTGAAGAAGAATATAATAATAAAGTAGAAGCTTTAGTATATGGTAATAATAATAAACCTAATAATAAAAATAAATCATTAATTAAAGAAAATGATATAATTAATAACGAATTGAATTATACAGCACAAACAATGATTAATGAAATAGATGTTTTATTAAATGGGACTGAAAGTATTAATACTAATGGAAATAAAAAAATAACTGACTTTGAAGACATTAATTTCGATGATATAAATGATTTGAAATTATAATAAAATTGCAGTATTTATAATAAATTTATTAAATTAATATGAAAGAGATCAATCTAGGTATAGCAAATTTTATAGTTTTAAATAAACTAAAAAATTCTTATTTTACTAATAATTTAATTGAAGAATCTAAGAAATTAACATCTGATTTTTTAGATGTCGTTCAAAATTCTCCAATATTGCAATTAGAATTTAAAGTGTATAATAATATTGAGAATAAACATATTGATAATGATTTAATTGCTACTCGTTATATTGATAGTAATATTAAACTATTTGAGGTATATACTAATTCAGAAATAGCTAAAGAACATAATAAATTAAATGTTTTCTTCACTGAAGATATTGATTTAAATTCAGATAAAATTAAACTATATGAATCGATAGCTGCTTTAATTGAAGAATCATTAAATGATAATACTAATGTTAATACGGATAGAATTGATGAATCATATACATTAATATTAAATCACATTAAATCTCCAAAAAAACAATTAATTGAAAATACTGAATATGATCAGGTAGATGCTAGAATTATTGAAATTGCAATTGATAAATTCAATGAAAAATATGAAACAATTAATGAAGATGATAGAATTTTAATTAAAAAACTTATTAAATCTAATGACACTGAAAAATTAGAATTACTTGAAGAATATAAAAATTATAGTTTGAAATATTTAACAGCTGTAAATACTGATAATGGACAAGAAAAAATAGCTAAAACTATTCAAAAAATTAATGAAATGACTTATAAACCAAATACAATTGAGTTTTCAACAAATATCGATGATGATATAATAGGTTTACATGAATTAAAAAAAGGATTTATATAAAAAAGGCAGTTAACTGCCTTTTTACTTTACTGGTGGTTCTAACAAATTACCAATAATATCATTAGCATTAGGTGTGTCTATATTCACAGGACCTGTTGGAGGTGGTGGCGGTATTATAAAAGCAGCATCATTAGATTCAGAAACATTTGAATTAAACGAATCAAACGGTACATTTAATTTTAAATTTCTTGGATCATTATCACCCATTTTATTATCATATCCAAAATAATAGTTTAATGGTTTATATTTTCTACCTAATTGTTGAACATTATTACCTTTATCACCTAAAATACCAAATATTCTTAAAACATAATTAAGACCTTCCTGTATATATGTGGGAGATTTCTTTTTATCATTTGTACAATTTTGTATTACTTTAGAATATGTACTTGCAACATATTTTCCACCTCTACTATAACAAAATAATGATGAACTTGTTAATGAACCACAATTATTTGCAAAATATTTCATATATCGGCATTGTGCTTTGATCATTATATTAGGATTGTTAATAACATTTTGATGCAAAATAGGTCTATTCTGATATGCTGTTGGATTTTTTGCTTTATTAACATATACACTATATGAATTTTGACTTGTTGGATTAGTTAATCCATTTGTTATTATATTAATTTCATCTTGTGTCATTTTTTCAGTATTATATGTATTTTTAACAATAATATCATATATTGTTAACATTGTAAATTGATTAATACCCGATGCTGTACTTTGATTTTTTACATCACCTAATGCATAATTCCATATTTTATATCCAGATTCTACATATGCTTGTGCTGCTATTACATTAGCATCCATTTGATATTCACTAGCATATTGATTAAACCAAAAAATTAATGCAGTTGCTAAATCAGCACCAGTAGCAATTTGTTTACCATTAAATATTATATTACATATCCATACTTTAGATAAAGGTGGATCGGTATATGGTAATGCATATGTATTAGTACCTGTTAATAAACTACTACCACCTTGTGTACAAACATGTGTTATAAAATCTTCACCTGATTTTGTTATTTTATAATATGCCATATTATTGAATTTTAAAATTATACATTGAGTTAAATTGAGCTTGTGCAGGATTACCTGCAGTACCTGTACCTAATGTTATAGCATTAGTTGAAGAAACAGTATTACTAGTATCATCAGTATTACCACCATCGAAACCAATAATTGCTGAAGATTCTAATACACGAGGAATTGGATATTTTAATATTTTAGTACCAGAAAAACTAGTTGTCATTTTATTTGGTTCTATATTATGCTCAACACTTAATGTAATATATGCTCCATTATATAATGGAATATTTTCAATTTGAAAATATTGTGTCGGTTGAATCATTACATTTCCAAATCCAGTTACAGTTGCTTTATATGATCTATTTTCATATAAATTATATAAATTTTGTCCTTTTGGTGTTGGAGCTTGTAATTTATTGTCACCAGCTAATCTAGATAATATTTGAATTGATTCATTTGTTTCTGGATATTCTTTACTATCAATCTTTATATTATTAAACATTGATTGATTTTGTGTACCAAATTTTACTCTAAATGCTCTTACTTGTCGATATGGAAAATTAGGATTACCAACTACCTGACCATCATCAGTTGGAACTGGATAACAACCATTTGATATTACAGTTCCATTAGTACTTGTAGTAGCTGAAAAAGTATTAAAATCAGAAACACCGGGATTATCAATATCAATAATTCCATCATCTTTAAACTGATTTGAAAATTGTTCCATACCTGTTGGATAACTCGAAGAACCACCAATATACATACATACAAAAACTGGACTATTATTAACTGAACCACTTGTATCTATATTAAATGATTTCGTCCATTCATCATCACTAAAATTCATAAAATTTTGTAAAGGAAAGAATTCGAAACCATTGATTGATAATAATTGTGTTAATACTGTAAATATTGATGCATTTGGATCATCTAATACATCTGTTAATAATTTCGGATTTATAATCGTATCACCAATTGGATTCATGGCTCTATCAACAAAAACAAAAGAATCAATTAAACGACCACTTGGTTTATTAAATGGATATCCTTTAATACCATTTGTTGGTGAAACAAGCCATTTGTCATTAATATTTTTAAATGAATAATATAATTGAGTAATTATATCTTCATCACCTGTCAATTTTTTATTTTCTTGATCATCTTTAATTGCTTTATTATTTATTTGAGTAATTTGATGATACATTTCTTGAAATAATCCTTTAAAATAGTTATCATTAATACTTTTATCATAAATATTGTTATTATTAATATCAAGTATAGATGTATATCCTACATTATCATGTATATTATAATTACTATTACTATCAGGTGTTTTTTTAAATGTTATTTGACTAAAATTAATAATATTAGTTCTTGTTATTAATTGATTTAAAATACCACCTATTTCATTAAATGCTTTAACATATACATCACGTTTAACAACATTAGCACTATTAGCTTCATTATAAACATTTTGTAATTGTCCTAATATTCTTCTAAATACAGTACCTTCACCATTTTTCCCATAAAATGAATTATATAAATTTTTAAATAATGCTTTATCTTTTGCAGATAATAAATTATTAATATCAATAATATCAGCGAATATAAAAACACCTGAACTTCTTAATGTTTTACCAGCACCATTTATGAAAAAATTATAAATTTTAGTATAATCAGCACTATTTGGTGTAATACCAACTAATGCACCTATATATAACGGTAAAAAATTAGGTACTTCAATAGCTGCAGGTGCAGCTGGTGTTGTAAAAATTAAATTATTTAAACCACTTGGATACATATTGAAAGGACTTAATGTAAATCCAAAATTAGATAAAATCATCAATGCACTTAATTGATAATCAAAATTAACATTTGTATTATCAATTACTACACTATGTATATCATTATCACAATTTGTTAATTGATCTGACCAAATATTTGCAATATTTCCAAATGATTCAAATGCTGATGACATATATGTCGATGATGCATTTTCAATTATAAATTCTTGATTACCATTATTATTTGTTACAGTATTTTTAATAAAATCTATTTTATTTGTTGGGTTAAATTTTTTAATTGTTTTAAAAGGACTTGTGGCTAATACACCAAATACTTTTTCTAATGTTGTATCATCTCCAAAACCAATCTTAGTAATTGCATTACTAATTATTGCAAGATTTCCAATAAATCTGGTTTCAAATGTATTATTATCATTACCATTATCTTTAATATGTAACACATTTTCTTGTGTAAAATCAAAATGACCTAATGTTACTGTACCTTTAAAAAATTCTTTAAAACCATTTGTTGCAACACTTTTTTGAAATTCAGCAACTAAATTATTAGTATCTTGAGTATTACTTGTATCAACACCGTTATTAATTTGAGATGTTAATACGGCTGTATTCAATTCGACACCTTTAAAATTAGGATTATTTCTATTTACGTATATATCATCACCATTATTTGATAATTTAAATGATGTTATGCTATTTTTAGGAAATGAATAATAATTAAATAAATTTTTTTGTAGAAATTCGGTATAAAAAAGATCAGCATTACTTTTATATCTTCCAGCTAATGTAGATAATTGACTTAATGTACTTTTATTCGTTATTGAGCTAACTAAATTTATTGCTTCTGATTTTTGATATAATAAATCAATTGCTCTTTGTTGATCACTATTACCATAAAATATATCAGATAATGAATATTGTGATAATATATAATATCTCTGTATTAATATTTTAAATATTTGTATAATTTTAGGATCATTAGATGATACAATAGGATGTGATGTTGACCCGCCATCTGGTGGATCAATACCTATATATGGTGATGTTGTAGTTGTTGATCCAAGTAATGAATCAATAGGTGATACAGGAATCCATTTATATGAACCATCAGCATTTTGGGCTGATTTCATTTTATATAATTCTGTTATTGTTGTTCTTTTTTAAATGTTTCAATAAAATTATTAATTAAAACTATTTCAGGAAATGGTTGAGTTAAACCATTACTTAAATCAATTGGTGCTATTCTAATTTCAGTATTTTGATTACAAACTGTTTTTTGTTTAACAACTAATGGAAATGCATATATTGTTTCATTATCATTAGTACTAATATCCTTAAAATCAGGTGTAGCTATTTTACTTTTATTATCAACTGAATTATGATGTGTTTCAGCATCAACAGATGTTTTTCTCAATATATCGAAAAATGTATCAACATCATGTAAAATTATTCTAAAAATATTGTATATGGTCGGTTTCATACCTAGATTATCGATAACCATATTGTTTATTTTTTCTCGTAAATTTGTCATTGTACTCAATTTTGCATCTTGAGCATTTGATTTTACTTTATATAATTTACTATAATAATTGGTAACATCAATACCAACATAATAATTTAAAATGTCAGTATTAATTACATTTAAATTTGTTGTATTAATACTTTGATTACTGGTTAATGTTTCAGGTGCAGGTATATCAGTATTACTAATACCATTAGTACCTGTTCCAACTAAATTTTGTGCTTGAGTAATTAACCCAGCTCTATAATTAGTAAATACATCTGTAATATAAGGAATTCCATCAGTAATGTAACTAGAACTAACACCAACTAAAGATATTATGTATAATTTTTGTGTAGTAGTATTTAATGTACTATCATTAGCTAAATTTTTTATATAATCATCATAATCACTTAATGTTTTAAGAATAGTTAATTCATCTCCATTATCTTCACCAGTTCTAAATGATTTATTAACAACAACTAAATATGGTACACAATATCTTATTAAATTTTGATCTTGTTTAAAGTTTCCTAATAATGAAATTGCTGAATTTAATTGATTTATTTGATTTAAAATAGTATCATATGCTTGACTATCTGCAGTAGTGTTTAATTTACTTGATGTCTGAGAATATAATGAATTTAATTTTGTTATTAAATCAAATGTATTGTTTGGTTCTAATCCTACATTACTAGTTATAGAACTTGGGTCTTGTATTAATGCAAAATTCACTGCATATCTAAATAAAATATCTGTTAATGGTGCAAAAGTATTTGCAACAAATTGAGCACTTATTACAAAATTACCATTTTCTGCCTTAAATTCTGATGTATATTTAACAAGATGTAATTGATATGATAATGCTTTTCCGTAATATCCTTTTAATGTTAAATTAAATATTGGTGGTGGAAAATCAAATAAAATTCTATATGGAGAATTTGGTTGATTAAAAAATGCCAATCCTCTAACATCAATAAAATCTATATTTACTTGTGGTATAAATGATGAATTAATAATTACTTTAATATTACTAATACCAAAACCTTCATACTGTATATTATCACCACTACTTCCATCATACCAATCTGTTGTAAATTTTAAATAGTTAGGAGAATTAATATTTTGATTATTTCCCATAAAATTAACAGTTATACTATTGTCAGTACTAGTATTATGTACAGTACCATTTGAAGTAGTTGTTAATACTGTTCTTGCTCTTCTACTTGCAGTAAGTTCTGCAAATATATATAAATCTTGATATTGTGGAATACCATTTACTACAGATGTATTTATGTTTACACTATTGGGATCAATTAAATTTACATTACCTGCCATTCTAATATTTTATATATAAATACATTTGATCAAATTTTATAATTAAATCAATATTTCTAAATATAATAAATATTAATGGAATTTCAAAACTATTTATCTTAAAGAGAAAAACAATGATTCAATATAGATTATTAGCTGTTTATTTAATATGGGGAAACCCTTTTTTTTATTTATTCATCGCTTCAATGATTCTTTTTTTTATTATAATTTTTCATGTAATGAAATTATTAAAAAATAAAGTCAATGAGATTAAATTAATGCAGCAACAACATGTAGCTAAAATTGATGTAATTAGAAAAGAACAATCTGATACTTTAGATAAAATTAGAATTGAAATATTAAAAAAAGAAGATGAAAGAGTCCGTCAATGGATTGAAAGTGAAAAAGAAACATTGCATGTATTAAATGGTGTTTCAACATTATTTGATTTAAGTAAAAAGGTTAATAGTGATGAATCTAAAAAAATATTAAATAAATTAGATGAAATTCGTTACAAAATTGAAAAAATAATACCAAAAGAATAAAATTTTCACATGAATAAATTAGAAAAACTTAAAGAAGTTAATGCTATTCTAAATAATGTAATAATCAATTTAGAAACATATATTTTTATTGAAAACATTGATATCGAAGAATCTGATTTAAATACATCAATAGAAATAAATTAAACATTAAAACTATTTATATTAAAGATATCATTATATGAGCAATATATTACAAAAAGGTGAAACAGGTTTTGGGATTTTAATTGAGAGTGATTCAGGTTATATTAGCAGAGACTTAAATCCACAATTTCTTACTGAAGGTTTTATTGTTAAACCAAATGAACCAGTTCTTATTAATTGTATACTTCAGAAATGGGGAGTCAAGAATAAAAATGGTCGTATCTATCCTAAAGATGTATTATTACCACAAGTTATAGAATATCAAAAATTAGTTGATACTAATTGTGCAATCAGTGAAGCAGATCATCCAGATTGCGTAAAAGCATCTGAATCAATGATTTGTACTAAAAATGGCTGGAAATGGTTTAAAGATATTTCTGATGATGAAGAAATATTGACATTAAATAAAGAAACCAATCAAATTGAAATTCAGAAAATAGAGAAAAAAATATATATGCCATATGAAGGTAAAATGTATAATTTTTTAGGAGCTAATTTAGAATTAACAGTAACTGAAAATCATCGATTTTTACTTGAGGATAAAAATGGTAATAGAGAATATTTTTATGCTAAGGACATTTATAATAATGTAAATAATATTTTATCATCATCTAAATATAAATTATTAAAAACTGGCGATTGGATTGGAATAAATTCTGAATTTTTTACGTTAAAAGGTATTAATAATTTTCAAACAAGAACAAAACATGAATTAATTGAAAAATATAAACAATCTATAAATATAAAATCAGAAGATTGGTTTGCATTTATTGGAATTTATTTAGCTGAAGGGCATTGTTGTGGAAGTAAATCGAATCAATATAAATTAAATGGATTTAATGTCGTTATTACACAAAAAAATATCGAAAAAAAGAAATTAATTGTAAACTTATTAAATAAATTACCTTTTAAATATTGGATATCTGAACATGACGATGGAAAATGTCAATATCATATTACTGATGCTAGATTATATGAATATCTATATTATTTAGGTGATTCATATAATAAATATATTCCAATTGAATTAAAACAATATTCTACTAAATTATTAAAAATAATGTTTGATTGGTTTATGTTAGGTGACGGAAGAAATGTTAAATCAAAACATATAACATGGTCTAATAAACAATCAGTTTTTTCGATTTCAAAACAACTAATTGAAGATTTGCATGAAATCTTAATTAAAATAGGTGGTTGTGGTAATATTACCACATATCAACCAAAAAATAGAAATATTATTGATAAAAAAATAATAAAAAAAGAATTAATTACATCATCTGGTGATATTGAATATATGAATGAAACAATATCAACAAATAGATTAATTAAATCAGAAAATAGTCATATTCAATATAATTTAAATATATCTAAAACTAAAAATATTTATTTAGATAAAAGATTTATTAAAATAAAAGAAATTGATTTTAATGATGAAATTGCCTGTGTTAGAGTTAAAAACGGAAATTTTTTAATTAAAGTAAACGGTAAATCACATTGGACAGGTAATTCTAGTGTTGTATCATTACAAAACTTATCACATATGATAACAAAAATGTGGTGGGGAACTGGTGATCAGGAAAATGTTCTATATGGTGAATTAAAAATATTAGTAACTAGAGGATATGCTAACATAGGTATTTGTTCAGTAATTGGTGATAAAATTGCATTCTATCTTGAAAATAAAATAAAATTAGGAATATCATCCAGAGGTGTTGGAACATTAAAAGAAATTAATGGTGAAAATTATGTACAAAATGATTTTGAATTAATCGGTTTTGACTTAGTTTCATCTCCAAGTACACCCGGAGCATATTTATTCCCAATAAAAAATGGTGAAAAAGGATTTGCTGAAAATTATATAAATAAAAATGGCATCTATCTTAAAGAAGAGAATAACAAGTTATTAAGTGCAATTGATTATTTTTTATTGTAAATAATGGCTCGTAATATACATATTTTAAATGTGAAAAACAAGAAATTTTTATTGTTTTAATAAAAAATATTACTTTTCCTCAAATATGATGTATTTATATTAAAATTATGATATTAGTTATTATAAATAAATAATATGAAAGACGATAAAAAATCGATTATAAAAGAAGCTTTGACAGATTATAATGAAATCATGAAAGCAGCTGATTCAAATGCTAAAAAAATATTAGCAGAAGAATTTCCTGAAAAATTCAATAATTTGTTAAAAGAAGAATTAAATAAAAATAAAACAGCCAAAGAATCCTATAAAAAATTGGATGATATTAAAGAATCTAGTGAATTAGATGAGACTGAATTAAATAAAGAATCTGTTATAGATATGGAAAATCAAAAAAACGAGACTAAAAAAGTTGTAAAAGAAACTGCTGGCGAAGGAAAACCTTTTGGCGAAAAAGCAAAAAAAGTAGCAATCGTTGACGAAAATGCTGGTCAAGGAAAACCTTTCGATACAAAAGCAAAAAAAGTGGCAAATGTTGATGAAAATGCTGGCTCTGGAAAACCTTTCGGAGAAAAAGCAAAAAGACCACTCCAAACAGAAGAATATGACATAACAGAATTAGATGCAAGCAATGTTGGTTCTGCTCTAGAAAATGCAGGTGACGATGATGAAATATTAACTATGGAAGCTATCGAAGAAGAAATTTCAAATATGAAAGGACTCGAAGAAAACATGGGAGAACATAATGAACAATATGTTGAAGAAGACATAAAAGGCATTAATTCAAATTCACCTTCATACATGGAAAAAGGAAACAAAGGCGATGCTTTTAATGAACTTATCAGTAAACTTAATGAAGTTATAAAAGGTTTTGGTGTTAATGAAATGCATCAAGGTAAATATGATCTAAATAAAATGCATCAAGGTGCATATGATGAAAAATTGATAGACGAAAAAGGTATCGATGAAATGCATCAAGGTAAATATGATCTAAATAAAATGCATCAAGGTGCATATGATGAAAAATTGATAGACGAAGAACCAATTACTGATGACGACATTGAAGAAGTATTAGGTAAAGGAAATGAACATGAAGTTGATGAAGCACATGGAATGGCTTATAGTTCACGTAGACAAGTTGCTGGTAGAAATTTACCGGGCAATAAAGATTACTTAAGTACAGGAGAACAAGATCAATCTCCAGAATATTCACTTAGAGAATCTAAAAAAGTTAATGGTTTAATTAAAGAGAATAAAAATTTAACAAAAAAATTAAACGAAACTAAAAACTACAAGAAATCAGTAAGCACATTATTGGAAAGCTATAAATCAGCGTTAGAAAAATATCGTGTTCAATTGAAAGAAATGGCAGTATTTAATACAAATTTAGCTCATGTTAATAATTTATTAGTAAACGAAGAATTAGCATTGACACAAGCAGATAAAATTAACATTATTAACGAATTTAAACAAGTTAATACAATAACTGATTCACAGAAAAAGTATAAAAATTTCTTAACAGAAATGAAAGAAAATAGAAAAACAATTTCTGAAAGCATTGAAGAAAAAATAAGTACCTCAGTTCAATCTTCTTCAAAGCAAAAATTAGATGAAGTAGTAGAAAAAACAGCATATTCAGACAATGAACACGTTAAAAAAATGAGAAAATTGATCGAATATGTAGAAAATAGAGGTAAAAAAATAAAATTATAATAAAATAAAAAAAAAATAAAAAAATGGGATTTTTAATGGAATCTGCAGAAGTTGGAAACATTGGTTTAAAACAACTTCGTGAACAGAGAGAAATAACAACCAACCGTTGGGAAAAAATAGGACTTTTAGAAGGTCTTGAAGGCAACGTAAAAGAAAACTGTGCTCAATTATTTGAAAATCAGTTATCACACATGATGAACGAATCAACTGAATCTGCATCTTCAGGTCAATTTGAAACAGTAGCGTTTCCAGTAATTCGTAGAGTATTTGCTAAATTATTAGCTAATGATATAGTATCAGTACAGGCATTAAACTTGCCAATTGGTAAATTATATTATATCAATCCTAAAACTAACACAAGAGTACAACAAAGTGCAACTGAATTTTCAAACACAACTCCTGATGGTGCATATCAGAACGCTGCAACAACTGCTGCTACTGCTAGAACACAATTTGAAAGTAGATCATTATATGATGCATTCTATGCAACACAATATGATCAAGAAGGAACAAGTTTA